ATCTAGCATGACCTTTAACAATACCATCATTCATTTCATTTCTTGCATACTGTTTGACATGAACCATTTCATGACATAATGCCTGTACCAAATCTTTGATACCAATATTCTTGTCAAGTTCGATATTAAAATTTCTATTGGTATCTAACATCATACAAAAACCAATCGCATCACTTTTGATTTTTACCAAATCAACAGTAATATCTAAAGTACGAAATCTAGGAAGCAATTTCTTAATCATGTGTGCAACTACTTTATGACAGATTTCTTTCTGTACTTTGTTTCCACCATTTACTTCAACGAAGTTCATTACTGACACTCATCTTCAAAAAGTTTTTCGACTAACTGTTCTACCAAACTGTCAATCACACTATTACCCTCAAGTCCTGCCTTTTCTATTGCATCTTGAAATTCCATAACTGTCATGGACTCTACTTTGTCCATCAAATTCTCTTTCAGAATAGTATTTACTTCACAACTCATTTTTTACCTCTTTCTTAACTATACTTACATCTTATATTGTTTTGAGAACATTGTCAAGTCCCTTGTTAAATGGTTGATTTTATTGAATTTTTTAGGGGGGGAAAATAAAAATGGGGGGTCATAATACCCCCCATTTTCTCACGATTCGCATGACCTATTGTAACTGAGCATTTTTGTTCATTACAATGATACCTCGAATCATGAAAGCGATACTCGCAAGAGATGTCCAGATGAGCGTTGAGAGAGAGGAGTCAATTCCGTCCATCCCAGATGCAACCATCGCCAATAACATACCAATACCAAAACTAATCATAATATACTCCGAATCAATTTCAATTCACTTTTATAGTTATACACTATTGTATGTTATTTGTCAAGTCTCACATAGTCATCATTCCACCCAAAAGCGGTTTTGACAACATTGTCAGACAAACCTTTATATTTTTGATGTAACTTTTTATCCTTTGCAACAATGAGAATATCTGCCTCATCTTTATGCAAACCCTCTAACATCTGAATGAACATAGTTTCTTTTCTCATTCTAGGTGTTTGATTATCTGCACCCTCAATAAAGTGCCATAACCTTTTTGCCTCTTGAACAAGTAAAGTATGTTCAGTACCCTCTGGTGCATCATTAGGTTTAAAAGGAACTGCACCCTCTGGTAATACCCATTTAATTTTTGGGTCGAAAGAAGACTTGATTACCATTCTTAAAGAATCGGTATCATGTTTTCTTAGTATTTCAATCTTCTTATCCTTAGTCTTTGCATTGTTCACCTTTTTAAGAACCTCTGCAATACTAGGTGTATATGTTTCAACTGCCATTAGAAATCTCCTATGTTTTCCATTAAGGACTTTAACTTTTTCTTAATAAAATAATTTAGTAAATGTTTACGACTACCCTCTGGAGCGTCCAAGAAAGTTTGTGTACATTTCTCTTTAATGTCATCTGGAATATAAGATAAATCTATTAGAGTTCTATTTCTTTGATAGTTTCTCATCATCTCTTCATTACAGTAATCACTTGGCTCCAACTCAATCCATGCCTCAAGTTTTCGTTTTGACATAGGTCTTTGTCTTAACTCATCTACAAAACAATTATCTGGCGATAGAAAATTTGGAACACCATCACCTCTATCACCTTTTAAGATATGTTCTTTAATATATGTAGTAGGGTCAATACCATTAATATATTTCTTTTGCATAGGACTAAATTGTGATACAAAGTTATATTTTTGTAACTGTATAAAATCCTTATCACTAGATAATATTAAAACCTTTTCATAATTCTTAGGTTCAGATGCAACATGAAATACAACAGATGCAATAATATCATCTGCTTCTGCATTGTCTACTTCTAAAACTTTATATGGAAAAAATTCAACTAATTCATCTTTAATCATGTGTAGTGTATCAAAGATATTATTCCAATCCAACTTGGATTCTTTTCTACCTTTTCTACGACTATGTTTGTAGTTAGGGAAATAATCTCTGCGCCAGTTTGTCTTGTTATCATAACATAACACAAGTTCTCCAAACTCACCTTGAAACTTAGAGCGATAACTCCTCAAAGAGTTTAAGACCATGTGTCTTACAAAGTCTGGTTCAACATTTTTATTTCCACCTAGTTGCACCATCAAATTAGATAGTGTAACTTGATTCATATCAACTAGAATCATCTTCTTTCTTATTAACTAATAAGTCCTCTAATAAATTAAGGTCAACTTTAGTAATCACAGTATTTGCAACTTCGTCATTTTTTGTATTAACTACTGCTTCCATGAACGGTTGAATTGGGTGTTTAAATCCAATATCACGATAAAGTATACCTCTTACCACTTCATTTAAGAAAGATATATCACCAATAAATCTTTCATTTTTAATATCAATACCATTTTCACCAATGTTATGAATCAACCCAATCATGAGTCCCTCTGCAAGATTATCAGCAAAATCTAAATCTTCAGAAGCACTAGTTGGATTGATATTCACAACCTTAGGCATTTTCTTGCCATTAAATTTCTTTGGGAATTTAATGATATTATCGGTCATTAATAACCTAACTCCTGCTTTCTCTTTTCTACCTTACGTTGCCATCTACGTTTACCAGCAGCTTTTGCTCGTCTACGTTTTTCACCTTTAGTTTGGTAGTAACTTCTTTCACGGAGTTCTTGAAAAAGACCCTCTTTCATAAGTTTCTTTTTAAGCACTCGTAGAGCACCATTAACATCAGATGTTGTTGTGCCGTCTTTATTCTTGACTTGTCGAACTGTAACGTACATTCCACTATCTTTCTGTCTGTCCTTATATTTATTGTTCTTTTTAAAGTATCTCATTGTTCTCCTTTATTTCTGATTTAATTAATTTATCAAACTTTTTAGTTTCAGCATTTTTAGACTCACTAACATCTTTTTCAAGTTCTTTAAATGCTTCATTTGCTTTAAGTTTTGACAACAACATCTTATCTTTCTTTAGACGATTAAGAAGTATCTTCTGTGCTTCCTCATCAGAATATTCTAAAAGAACATAGACACGATATTGAATACCATTTGAAACAATCTTAGATTCTTTTACCTTATATCCAGCAACATCTACATCTGCAATAATATTCTTAGTAGCAGTCTGTATCTCATTTATCACAGAAGCATCTGCATCTGTAGAACCTACTTTTGTCATAAATGATTTAGTAACAGAATTCAATCTACCATTAATTCTATCTGCAAGAGTTGTCTTTGCACTTAGAATTGCAATATCATTTGATAGTTGTAATGCTGGTGAGATTGCAGTTCCAACTGCATATATAGCATCTTCACTTTCTGGCATATTAGTATACCACTTTGGAACTTTGACAACTTGTTCTTCAACAACCTTTGCCTTGTGTTCATATGCTTTTTTTACTGCAAACGGTGTAATCGTTTGTGCAGTATCAATACTGTCTGTAGATTTATTAAACATACTACAACCAGACATCAGTACACCTAATGCACCGACAGTTACGACTTGTTTTAACATTATTTCACCTCTTTCAATGTATTAACGATATTATCACGAGCACCACTATCAATAAAGATTTGTTTGGTAGTCGTTGTTATTTGAGGATAGTATGTCGCTATAAATATCCCACAAATAATTCCAAAAAGAATTTTCATCATCACTTCAACCTCACTTTAAATAAATCCCAAAACTCAAACAAGTTGGTATCATAATTACCATAGTAGCCTGTTGGGTCTGGACTTGGGCCAGTCCTTATAGGTTTGAAGTTATCTGACCAATGAGGTTTCTTCTTCTTTTTATTCTCTAGGTAATTTACTATAATGGTAGGTGGCGATTCACAAACATACTCTGTTTTAGAATTCACAATCTTACCATTTTGATATTGCACAATTTTTACATAATCACAATCTTGTGCAAAAGTAGGGTTGCCAATCATACAGATGGCAACCGCCATAATTACTTTTTTCATTTCTCTACACTATCAGTTTATAGTTGGTTTGTCAAGTTTTTTATTGACACAATCAACTGCGTCAGTATTGAAACCACCTATATGCCAATCATACTCTTCAGTAGGAATATAACCATCTTTCCAATTGTAGATTGTAGCAGTAACAGTTTCAAAGTCCTCAATTCCAGTATCATCTGTAAATGGTACTTTGAACTCTATTGCCCATTGAGCGTTGACCTTTTCGTAAGGGTCACCATCTGTCATGGTAGGGTGTCCAAACACCTTGACTAACTCATCATAGGTAGTCTTGATTTTTCCTTGAAAACTTGTCATGTTGATATCAACAGTATCACAAACAAGTGTATTGGTTATTTCAAAGTTATTATCCAACATTGATAACTTCTCCTTTCCCAATCCACACAAGCAACTCTTCAAACAAGATTTCCCATGTATCTTTTTTCTCTTTGACATAATCGAAAGCGTAGACATTTTCTTTTGCCCACTTAATAGCGTCTTTCGCATTATCAAACTCGGCAGTCTTACCCATTTTGTTGTTCTGAGTATAAACCACATATTTCACAGTATTTTTCATAACGACTCCTTTTCTCACTTTACGAATCACTTTACCATATTCTAAGAACTTTGTCAAGTCCCTTTTAACCAAAAACTGGGTGTCCATCACTAAAATGGTCGCCTGTTTCTATCGCAAAGATTTCGTCCTTTGCAACGTCAGCACCCATAGAACCGAACTTTGTTTTGACAACTAACATCAAATCCTCTTTGGTTTTGACCAAATCATCAGCAACAAAGTTACCATCTTCATCAAAAAAGTCCCAAACGAACTCTTGAACCTCAATAATAAAATTACCAACTTTAGACATTTTTTACCTCTTTTCTCATTATTACAATACATTTATATCATGTTATGAAAACATTGTCAAGTCCCAAAAAAACCCTTATAAATCAAGGACTTATAAGGGTCATTTGTTCTAGTTTTGTTCGTTTTTGTGCGAATCGGTGCGAATCGGCGAATCACAACTGAGATAATAATTTCTTCAATTTCTTCTTAGATTTACCTATCGCTTTTGCTTTTGCAATCTTATCTTTGTTAGATGTATCATCACCAACAACTACAAGACCAATCATACCCATACCTTTATGGGGTGTACACCAATAGTAATAGATTCCAGGCACATCAAAAGTAATTGAAACCTCTTTACCATTCTTTGACTTCTTAGGAATATCAAATCCGTCTGGAGCTGCAATAAATTCTACATTATGTCCTTTTGACGCAGGCAACCATGTAATTGTATCTCCAACTGCAACTTTTGCTATTTCTTTTGAATATACCATTTTATTGCCGTTTGCATCTTTATTCAACATATCAATCGACATATCAGCGGCAAAAACTAAACTTTGTCCACTAAAGAGTCCACCTAAAAATGCGAGACTCCAAATTAATCCAATATAATATTTAATCATTATTTTTCCTTTCACTATGCACCATGACCATATGTGTCATAGTCCCAATCTTTAGATTCTTTACTTTCACTAATAAACCGATTCTCTTCTTCAGTATACGGCCACATTATTTTTTCTCCAAGTTTTTGAGCATTTCGTCATATTCTTTATTAGTTTGCTCATTTATTTTATCAAAATGAAATGTCATATCTTTATCAAAGTAATTCCAGTAACCTCTTTCTTGAAAAAGTTTTCTATTCGCTGATAACTGGCGACCTCTTTGCATTTCAATAAAACCTCTCTGAAACCATTTACTAACGGCCTCACAAATCTTGCAAGTCTCTTCATAGACTGCTTCTGCCACAGACATTCTGTATCTCCTATTTTTGAAAAATGTAGTTTAATCACTACTATTATATTTATATAAGAAACTATGTTTTGAATTGGAAAACTGTTGTTTCCATTTTGGAAATAATATTTAGTTTCTTCTTCTGGTTCTAGGTTTACTTTTTAGTTCTTCTTTTGCTTTTTCTGCTTCTTCTCTCATTTTCTTTTCAAGTTGTTCTTTATCATCATTCTTTTGCCACCTACACTTTTCTCTTTGAGATAATTGAGCATTAAATTTTTTTCTTACTGCTTCTGCATTATTTGTAAATTGTAACATAAATTTAATTGCAACATAACCATCACCTTTGAACATAAGTTTACCATCTCTGTAAACCTTTCCAGTTCCATCTCCCATTTCTATGGCACAATTTTCGTAACTAAACCTCATCTTTATGCAGTCCAATAAAATATTCTGCATCAACCAAAACTAATGGTTTGTGATTATTTCTTTTCACAACAACCAATGGTTCGTAGTCTTTGCTATTTTCGACTGCTTGAGAATATGATTCCCAGATGTTTACTTTTTCTTGGTTTTTACATTCAACAGAGTAAGGGAACTTTTCTCTTGCAGCCCTTGCCATAATCAAATCTTCACCACCAGCGCCCATAGACCTAGATTCTACATCTTCTGGGTGTACATTGAGTTCTTCTATAAGTTGTTCACGAACCCATTGTTGTAATCGTCTACCTTTTGCTTTCGCACTTTGTGTTTTCAATTCTGAACCCACCTAGCATAATCCTTTTCACAGAGTTCACATTGACATTTTGGACAGATTAATTCCATCTGTTCACCACAACATTGTTCATCTTTTAAAGGTCTATCACAATGAGAGTCATTCTCACATAATTTACATTTCGTCATTCACAGCACTCACAACTACAACCAGTACATACATCATTTGGACAATTATCACATTCATTACCACAATGACAATCACAACTACATTTTTTGCATTTACAGTTAGTCATAGTCTTCTCCAAAATCCTCGTCTATATAATCCTCATCATTATTTATCTCTCCACCACAGAAGACACAATGACAAGCATTATAGTGACTGTCAGACATTCCATAACGGACTGTAAACTCAACATCACAGTCCGTACAATATAGAACTTTTTTAGACATTTAAATTTCGCAACCCCCAGCGGCAGAACAAGCAAGTTCTTGCGAACCAATAGTCATGTCAGATTTTTCATATTCACCTAACAATGACCAGTCTACTACTTTTGGCATCTTATTTAGTATATCTTTATACATCTTCTCATCACAGTCTTGATAGGGTGCTTGTTTATATGTATGGTCGCTAAATGGTAAGAAACTTACACCAGACATATAATCAAAGTGTTTATAAACCCATGCACCGACTTCTAACCACTCATGTTCTTTAACTGTTATAGTAACACTTGGTTTGTGTTCGCACCATGACTTCTGATACGTTAACCAAAGTTCCAACTGCTCTATAGCGCTCATATCGGTTCTAAACACCGATTTATTGTCTACTTTCATTGGAAATGAAAACACAGAAGTATGGTTAGGATTCATTACATCATCTTCAATTGGAAATCCAGCATCTTTCATCATCTTTGTTAATGGGTCTTTTTTATCACCACGAACAGTTCTAATATAATATGGGTTATGTCTTGCATGAATACCAGAGGCAGCATCAACTAATTGTGAAACAGTACCAGATGGTTTAACACAAGTAATTGCAACTGCACGATTGATACCAAGTTTCTTTGCCCACTTCTTATTAGTTTCTACAGCGTGTTCTCTTAACTTAGTCAATAATTCTTCAAGACCTTTCTCTTTACCATTTGTAAGAGGACTATCCATAATTCCAGTAAGTGATACACCAAGAAGTCTTTCTTCAGCACAATTCTTTTTCCACATTGCAGATACATATTTAAAGTTAGTCAATGTTGATTGAAACGTACCAAGGATAGTTGCAAGTTCAACTTTCTTCATTAATGTTTCTTCTGTATCACCAACACGAATTACTGCCTCCGAAAGATTACAGAATTCTCTATCTCGTAAGATGATTTCAGAACAAGGATTAGTTCCAAACTCATATC